TGTTTCAATTTTTCCTTTTAAATAAAAATGTATAGTATCATTTGCAGCGTGTGAAATGTCAATAAACATCATTTTACTAAATATACCACTTGTAAAATTAGCATTTTCACTACCAAGAATATATTCACCCAAGAAGTTTTCACTTGAATCACTACCTAAATCAGTAAAAGTAGTTTTATAAAAGAACCCAATTTTAAGAAATGTATTGTAATAAGTGGATGTTAAATAATTAAATGTAGTACTAATTTGATAATAACTATTGGGATTTTTTGCTGTAAATGAAAGTGATATATCATTAATAATTACATAAGATAAATCATAGATAACTTGATCAGGTCCATTGGGTTCATAAATATCTTTTGTAATAAATTGTAAAATTTTAAAATTAGAACCACTTGTATCACCAATAGACAATTCATTGTTAATACTTAAACATTCAGTATTTAAATTTCCTGTTACATTTACATCATGTAAAATAGCATCTCTGTTTTGCATCAATATTTCATATATTAAATCACTTAAAACTAATGTGGTATCGGGTAATTCTTGAGGAGCAGCAATTGCGATACCTGTATTATCAACACCTATTAAACCATTAACTAAATTACTTACATTAGATTTAACTCCGCCTTGTGTAGATGAATATGCATTAGGAGGCATTGTTTATTATAATATAATTTAATAAAAATATTAATTAAAAATTAATTAATATCTATTTATAATCTTATTATGGATAATAAAATTATAGAAAAATTAAATTTATTATATAAAACACGAAATATTCCAAATATAATATTTCATGGTACTAATTTGACAGGTAAAAAATGTCTTCTTGAATATTTAATAAAAATGATATATAAAACTAATGAAAATATTAGTAAATATGTATTATTAATAAATTGTTCACATGGAAAGGGTAATATAAAATTTATAAGAGAAAATTTAAAACATTTTGCTAATACAATAATAAATAATAATAATAATAATAATTATTTATTTAAATCAATAATTTTAATAAATGCCGATAAATTAACTATAGATGCACAATCAGCATTAAGAAGATGTATAGAAATATATAATCATAGTACAAGATTTTTTATTATAGTAGAAGATAAATTTAAAATATTAAAACCAATATTATCAAGATTTAGTGATATATATTGTAATAAAAAAATAAATATTAATTATGATAAAAAAAATAAATATGATTTTTTTTCAAAGAAAATATATTATTTAAGTAAATTTATTATTTTGGATGATACAATAAATAATTTATCTAATTCTGATAAAATGTTGTATATATTAAATTTAACAAATAAATTATACAATAATGGTTTTACAGGAAATATGTTACTTCATTATATAAAAAATAAATTACCCGAAACAAAGACTAAATATAAATTTTTATTTATATTAGACATACATAAAAAAGAGATAAGAAATGAATTATTAATAATTCTATTTTGTTTAAATTATATATATTTTCGTAATAATATCAATTTAGAAAATATTGCTTCTATTTAAATATAATATGGATGACTATAATTTAAATACAATTACAGAATCAAAAAATGAATGGTGTGCTCGTTTAGTAAATATGTTAACTCCTTGCGTAATTGAAGGAATTAAATCAGTATTTGATGAAGCATATAAAATGTGTGAAGAGAATGATGAAGAAGAAAAATATTTGATGACTTTTCAAAATTTATTAAATAATATTCCAAAATGGAGTTCAGAAATAGTTCAGAGTGAAAGAGATAGAATTGAAAATAGTAGTTGTTGTAATTATTTGGAAGATTTATTAACATGTGTGCATATTACTCAATTAAAGTCATTAACATCATCTAGAGCGGGAATAAAACAAAAGAAAGTAGATATAAGTATACCAAGTTTGAATACATTTATTCATAAAGCTTATATTAATGTTGCAAGAAAAATATATGTAAATGTTTATTTATTTGAAAGAGATATTATGCCATTACAAAATCAAAAAAATAATAGAGAATTAGAAATTATAGTAAAAGAATGTTTATTAAATACAGTTAGAGAAAGTATACCAGTAGAAAATATATTAAAAATATATTTGGATGAAACATTAGAAACAGATGTTCAAGTAGAAGAAACAAGAGAAATAATTGCTGATGAAGAAATGATAAAGAAAGAAGAGAAAAAAGCTAAAGAAAAAGAGTTAGAAAAAGCAAAACAAGAAGTAAAAGATAAAATTCAGAAAGAAAGTAAACTAAATTTATCAGAAGCAATTAAAAATGCTAATAAATCATTAAATAGTGATGAACCTATAAAAGATACTAAAGAAGAAACTTTAGTAGAAAATGAAACAAAAGAACAAAAATCACTTGAATTAGATTCTGATTTTGAAGAAGAACAAGTAGAACAAAAATTAAATATAGATAAAAATGAAAATGAAAATGAAAATGAAAATATTGAATTGGATATAAAAACTTTAAATGAAGATCCAGATGAATTAGACTTAGAAGTTTTAGATTTAAAAACAGATGATGCAGATATAGATTTAGATATAATGGAATTAAAGTAATTAATAAAAATTCGTTAATTTATTAATAATTCATTTATAATTTATTATTATAAATGAATCAACTATTAACATCTTCTATTATAAGTGTTATATTTTTTATTTTAAAATTCATTGAAATGAGATTAATATTAAAAGAAAATAAACCTTTAAAAGATTTATTTAAAGAAACATTATTGGTTTTTATTTCAGCAACATTAAGTTTAATTGTATTAGAACAATTTAATTTAAATGAATTAATAGGAAATATTAAATCTTCTCCATCTGTATTTGTAAGTAAACCAGATTTTTAAAAAACAATTAACACATATTTGGTAAAATATCTATATTTAAAATAGCTGATTGATTGTTAATTTTCTTTTTGGAAAGTGTGTATTTATCAAAAAGAGATCTATTAATAACATTTTGTGGTTTATGATTATGAACACTTCTTGCAATCATTTTATATAATTTAAAATCAGGATATCTTTCAGAACCATCATTTTTATAAAGTATATTTTTATTAGAATCATCAAATACCCATTCAATCATTATTTTTTTTATAGGTGATTTTAATTTTTTTATATCTTCTATGTCTTCTATAAAATAATCAAAAAGTGAACATCCTAATCTACAAAGATCAAAACTATAATTTGGATCTAATCTTGCTTTTTCTTCATTTAAGTAAGGTTCTGTATTATATTGAGTGTGAGCATCACCTTCAGGTGCATAACTATCACTACATATTAATTTACCTTTAAATTTATAAATAGCTCTACCAAAATCAATTATTTTATATATTTTTCCAAAAGTAGGAACTTTATAATGTTTATTATTAAATTTGTAATATAGAAATTTTTTTTCAGTATTAATATAAACTACATTATTTGTATGTAAATCATTATGAGTAAAGTCAAAAACTTTTTGATAAGTAATAAGTGTAAATATTATTTGTAAAACTATAGACTCCCATTCATCATCTTTTATTTTATTGTTAATAATATGTGAATCTAATGTATCTTCACAACATTCTAATGCAATAGTTTGAACTGGTAATTTAAATATATTAGCAAGTAATTCTACTTCAGACGATGCTTCGCTTTCTTCTGTTTCTTCCGATTCATCTGAATTTTCTGAACAGTTACTTTCGCTGGAATTAGTATTAGAATATCTTGAAGAACATGATGTTTCACTTTCATTGTGTTCATTAGTTTTAATTTTTTTTCTTTGAACATTATTTTCAATATTTTCATTATTTTCATTATTTTCATTATTATTATATTCAATTTCTAATTTATCAGATAAATTTATTTCAGATAAATTATATTCATTATTATTTAATTCAGAAATATCACATATATTTAATAAATCATCTGATATATTTTCTTCTTCAATACATAATTCTTTTCTATTTTTTTTAGTATTACTAAAAAAATTTTTAGAATGTTCATTTTCTTCAATTTTAAATAATATATTATTATTTTTATGAAAAAATTCTGAATCATCTAAATAATCTACATCATCTTCTACATCAACTATAAAATTATTTTTATTACCTAAAAATGAACCATAATAATCTATACCATTTAAAAAATCATATTTATTTAGTAATAAACTTGATAAAAATGAAAAAAAACCATCTGAATATGCAGAATTATTATTATCTAATAATTTTTTTATTATTTTACTAGTATTTTTAATTTTAGGTAATTCATATATATCATAACTTAAATCATATTTTCCAAGCATATATTTAATAGGATCTACTAAAGGACTATATTTAAAAAATATCTTTTTTTTTGATATATTATTACTACTATCTATAATTGTTCCATTAAATTTGGAATATCCTATTTTATCATCTATAGAATTTAAATTATAATAATTATTTAAATTTATAGAATTATAATTATTTTCATTTAAATTGAAAAAATTACTATAAATGGGTATATAATTTTGAATATCATCAATATTTACAAGTTTTTCATCGCTTAATTGTTTAAATAATTCCAGATTTTTATTTTTTTTATAATTAATTTCCATTTATTTAAATAATAATAAATATATTTTTAAATTCTAACGATTTTTTGTTTAATATTTTTTGCGTATTCATAATAAATAAATATTTAGTAATATTTATTAAGTATGACTTTGGAATTAAAAAAATTTGAAATGAAATCTATTAGTTTTAAACCAGATGAAAATAAAGGACCTGTTATTGTTTTAATAGGCCGTCGAGATACAGGTAAATCTTTTTTAGTTAGAGATTTATTATATTACCATCAAGATATTCCTATTGGAACTGTTATTAGTGGAACAGAAGCCGGTAATGGATTTTATAGTGAACATGTTCCTAAATTATTTATACATGAAGAATATAATTCTGCTATAATAGAAAATATATTAAAGAGACAAAGAACAGTTTTAAAACAAATTAAAAAAGAGCAAGAAATTTATAAAAAAAGTACTATAGATCCCAGAGCTTTTGTTATATTAGATGATTGTCTTTATGATGCTGGATGGACTAAAGATAAAATGATGCGTCTTCTTTTTATGAATGGTCGTCATTGGAAAATGATGTTAATAATTACTATGCAATATCCGTTAGGTATTCCACCTAATTTAAGAACAAATATTGATTATGTATTTATTCTACGAGAACCTTATATTTCAAATAGAAAAAGAATTTATGAAAATTATGCCGGTATGTTTCCTACATTTGAATCATTTTGTCAAGTAATGGATCAATGTACTGAAAATTTTGAATGTTTAGTCATTAATAATAATGCTAAATCTAATAAATTAAATGATCAAATTTTTTGGTATAAAGCTGAATCCCATAAAAATTTTAAATTAGGTTCAAAAGAATTTTGGGAAATATCTAAATCTATGGACTCAGATGATGAAGAAGAAATGTATGATCCAAATACAAGAGATAAAAAGAAAGGACCTAAAATAAATGTTAAAA